CCAGCAACTGGCTGTCGGAGGGCTGGTTGTTGGGCGGCGGCGGTTGCCAGCCCGGCGGCAGCGCTTTGAAGTAGCTCGACACGTCGGCGATGTTGGCCGTCTCCAACATACGCGCGAGGGTGTTGCGATATTCCGGAATGCCGACCAGCGGGTTGTCCATGCCGCCCTGGGCCATAATCATCTCTTGCTTGCCAGCAATTTGCGACAACATCGCCAGCCGCTCCATCGGCATGCCCTTGCCGCCGACGTTGACCGATGCCTGCCACTGGGTGGCCAGCGCACGCGGGTCGATATCCACCCACTCGCCGCGGATGCGGATCACGTTCGGCCTGTCTTGCTGCCTCGCCAGCATCTTGAGCAGGCCGTGATACAGCGGCGCCAGGCCGGTCTCGGCCAGGGTCCTCGCCATCATGTCCAAGCGGTCCTGGGCAGCCGAGGTCTGCTGGCTGATCGCGATCGGCGCGGTCGATTGCAACTCGTCCACCGTCAGGCCCTGCGACGCCCGCGTGATGCCGGTTCGGCTCTCCCTGACCGCCTCGAGCACGTCGAGGATCGGCAACGCCTCCTTGCCCTGGAACGGCTTGACGAGTTCCTGCACCGCGCCCTGCTGCGCCACCCGGATGATGCTGCCGATGGCGGTCTGGCGGATGTCGGCCTGGTTGACCTGGCCCAAGGTCATCACGGTGCGCGGATACATCGACTGGCCGAGGCTATCGAGGGTGGCGCGCAGCACGCGGCTTTGCAGCCGTTGCAGGTCCATCACCATATCGGCCTGGCTCATGCCGATGACCCGCCCCGGCTCCCGGTAGGGCGTGAAGCAGGCGAGCGGTATCTCGTCCACCCGCTCCCACTGGATCAGCTTCGCCATATCGCCAAGGCAGTGCACGTGCAGCAACTCAGCCCGATGGTCGTTGTCGGCGTCGCAGCGTATCCAGCCCTCGATGTAGCGGCACATGGCCATCGACTTATCGTTGGGCGGACCGCCGCGCATGTTGTAGCCGCTCAAAGGGTCGCGTGACACCGCCTCGGTGCGGCGCCAGATGGTCATGTCGCCGACTGTGTTGGTCAGCACGTCGTATTCCGGCAGCCCGGCCTCGATCAGTTCGGTGGCCGGCACGTCGCGGACGTGAAACACGGCGCGCGCGTTCTGGACCGTGTTGGCATCCGGCACGATCCAGACGCAATCGGACGGCACGTTCTCAACCACCGGCCACGCCTGCTGCGCGGTGCGGTGGATGGTGGCACTCCAGTATTCCGGCGGCCCACCCTGCTGCAGGTACATCATGCCGCCCGGCGTGCGCTGCACCGCCTGCAGTTCCTCCTGGGTCATCGGCCGGCGCACGATGCGCTGGGTTTCGATCCCCGGCTGGGACAGCAGCATCTGCAACTGCGGCAGCAGCAGGTTGTTGCACACCTCGACGCGCGACTCCTGCAGCTTGCCCCAGTGCCAGCGCACCCACCCGGCTTTCCGCGTCAGGGCATCGAGCAGGGCATCGTGGAGGATTTGCCAGCCTGGGTTACAGGTGAACAGCGCCCAGCGCGCATAGTCGGTGGCCTGGCGTGCAAGCAGTGCGGCCTGCTGGTCGTTGCCGGTGATTTCGTAGCTGATCGGCTCGAACGACACCGGGTCCTCCACGCCGGTGAACACCCGCAAGAGGCTCGGCAGCGTGCTGCGTATGGTGTCGCGAACGACCGTGAGCACCAGATGGCTACGGCCTTTGAGTTCAGCCTCGTCGCCGAAGCCTTCGCCGCGGTAGTAGCGGTTGGCGCTGATGCGCTCATTGTGCAGGTAGTTGTCGTAGGTCTGCGCGTTCTTGAAATAGAAGCTGATGACACCCTGGATTTCGGTGTCGGTCTTGCCCAGGCGTTCGTAGATGATTTCCTGCGTCCACGGCACTTCATCGAGCGTGGGAGTTGGTCTCAGCCCCTTGGCGTAGGGCCGGATGGCGGCCGGGATGTCGCTGTTGTCGTCCGGTGGGATGTCGTCGCGTTTCGGCGCAATCAGCTGCATCATCACGTGCGCCTGGCTGATCGGCGAGCCGGTCGGACGCAGCAGCGTAGGCAGCGGCGGCAATGGCGGCGGGGTTGATGCCTGCATGCCCGGCCGCATGCCCATCGGACCCTGACCCGGCATGGGCGGCGGTCCACCGGGCGGCATCATGCCTGGAGGCTGCGGCGGACCTGGTGGTGGTTGGACGGTGACGCTCACGTTTCCATCTCCAGCATGGGCGGCATGACGGGGTTCGGGTCGAACAGCCCGCTGTTCTGCTCGGAGGCAACCATCATCCCGTGCTCGGCCAGGGTCAGCATCAGGGCATCGGCCGCATCGGGGCTCGGCAGCCCGCGCATGCGCATGCTCTGCTTGTCCTCGATCTTCAGCTTGCCATCGGAGGTAAACGCATACTTGGGCGCTACCAGGTCATCGCGCAGCTGCTCATCGCGTGGCAGCCTGACGCGGCGGCTTTGCAGCCACTCGCGCACCCGGTGCCACAGGTCGTCGCGCAGCCGCATGAAATGCTGCTTGTTGGACGGCTGCTCCCCAACGTTGATGCCGAGGATGGGCAATCCCTGCTCATGCAGCCGGTCGACCACGCCAGCGCCGACGCCGATGCTGTCGATCACGATCAGCTTGGGCTTGCCGCCGGCCATGTCGTATTCGGCCTTGACCGCGCCGGCGACCGCCATGGTGTCGAAGCCGCGCCAGCGCCGCGGCATCTCGGTCACCACGTAGCCCTTGCGCTTGACCAGACACGAGGCGTCGTTGCCGAAGCGGGCACAATCCAGCCCCCACAACTCAGGCGCGGTGGCATCGAGCGGCACGTCACGGGTCATCGCGCTGTCCACCAGCTCGGCGGCAATGAAGCTGTCATCGTCGGCGGACGGGAACTGGCCAAGCACGCGCACGCGGTAGGCGTTGGAGGTCTCGCCGTAGCGGCGCGCCATCTCCTCAACGTAGTCTGGCGTGACGCGCTTGCTGGCTGCACTGGACACGGTCATGCAGTGCCAGCGGTCGCGCTCCAGGGTGTGCACGCGCCAGAAGAAGCCGGTGTTGCGGGTTGGGTTGCCTATGAGCAATGTCGTAGCCCCGGCGCTGCTCATCGAGCCCGACGCTGCCTCATAGACCGCCTCATCAATGCCGGACGCCTCGTCCGCCACCAGCAGGATGCTCTGGCTGTGCAGCCCGGCCATCGCCTCGGGCTGATCCGCTCGCGAGGTGCGCGCGGTGACGAAGCATTCTCCGTCTCCCTTGAGCCGGATGTGATCGGCGGTGATGTCCCAGAGCGCGCGCCAGCCCGCTGGGAGTTGGTTGAACCACTTGACGGTCTCGGGCACGAGCACATCGAACAGCTGCGGTGCCGAGGGCGCGGTAATGGCACACTTGAACGGCGCGCGGGTGTTGGCGAACCAGCAGATGACCCACGCAGCGAGACAGGACTTGCCCACGCCGTGGCCGGAGCGGATGGCGAGGCGGGTGTGGCCTTTGGCCAGCGCGCGCAGCGCCTCGAGTTGCCACGGATCGGGCTCGGCGGACAGCACCTCGCGGACGAAGGCGATGGGCGCGCGGGCATAGCGGGCGATGGAGATATGGAACGGGTTCTCGGCCTTGGCGATGGCCTCGGCCCAGTTCTGTGGCATGGTCTCGGCGTGGCTCACCAGATGCGTCCACCGCCGAGCAGCAGCACCACGACCAGGATGAGCAGGATCAGGCCGATGCCACCGAACGCACCGGGTCCGTAGTAGCCACGGCCGTATCCCCAGTATCCGCCGCCGCCGAACAGCACGATGACGATGATCAGGATGAGCAGCAGGTTCATCGCATGCCCGGCCCCTGGATGGCGAAGCCGAACACGGCCCAACCCAGTAGGAAGAACAGCACGAACCCGACCAGCCAGCCGCCGCGGTTCCAATAGGGCTGCCCCTGCGGCGTGAAGTTACCGAACGCCCAGAACAGTATCCACAGCACCATGATCAGCCAGAACAGGAACCCGATGCTCATGGCTCAGTCCCCCATCCGCCCAAGCAATTCACACAGTCTTTGCCGACGCTTCCGGTAATCGTCCTCGATCCAATCCTCGACCGGTTTCCGATGCCAATTCTCCCAGTTCAACAGCAACAGCGCCTCTTGCAGCAACAGCATCGTAGCCTCGTGGCGCTCAGACTCATCGAGCATCGCTCAGTCTCCTTCGCCGAGGCTCGGCAACGGCGGCAATGTGGTGCGTCCGGCTCGCGGCACTTCGGGTGGGCGCACACGCGGTCTCACCGGCGGCTTCGGCTTCAAGGCGAGCGGCGGTAGCTTCAGGCTGCGCACCTTGGCGGTGACGCCGGCGACGGTCCGGCCGAGGCGCTGGGCCACTTCGGCGTTGCCGATGCCGGCGGCGCGCCACAGCCGCAGCTTCTCCACCTCGTCCGTGGGCCATGGCGCGTTTTGCACGAACCTCATCTCGCTCATTCGGCTGCCTCCGCAAAGAGGTCACGCATTCGTTCGTCTTCCGGTGGCTCGGCGGGCGCCCACGAGGTGAACAGCGGGCAATCAGCCTCCAGCCGGTTGCGCGCGAGGTCCGCGTACGTGGTGCTCAGGTCGATGCCGATGCAGTGGCGTTGGAGCCTGTCTGCGACCAGCGCTGTGGTGCCGCTGCCGAGGAACGGATCGAGTACCGTTGCCGGCACGCATTCCGCATCGTGCGCGCAGGACGGCGACCAGCCACGCTCCACCGACGAGCGAAGCCGCGCATTCTCAATGCCACTCAGCTGATGGAACCGCGGATCGCGTCGCTCTGCCGCATACTTCGCGTTGCGACGCTCAGCGATTACAGCCGCCGCATCGTGGTCGAACGAACGCTCCGTCACCCGCACCCACGGTGCGCCGCAGGCCGCGCAGCAGCCGCGCTCGCTGGTGCCGGCACGGATGCACCGCTCCACCAACTCCGGAGGGTACGTTGCGAAGTGCGCTTGAGGGAACGCGTGCGTGGCGATTGACCAAACGTTCCGAAGGTTGCGGATGCTCGGACGATAGCCATCAAATGCCGATGGTCTGACCCCAAACGCCTCGGCATTGGCTAGCGTCTTGGCACCATTCGACGCATAGCCTGCGTGCGTGTTCTCGCTTGCGCTCTCCCGCACCGCATCCGCATCGTAGAAGTAGCGCGCCCGCTTCGTCAGCAGGAACACGTGCTCATGGGCGGACGTTGGCCGGTCGGTGCAGCTCTCCGGCATCGGGTTGGGCTTGGCCCAGATGATGTCGCTGCGCACCCACCATCCGTCGGCCTGCAACGCCAGCGCCAGCCGCGCCGGCATCAGCAGCAGGTCTTTGGGCTTGGTCGTGGGCGACGTTACGCGGCGGCTGATGTCGTCGCTCTGCCAGTAGCCATGCTCTGCCGTCTGCGTGGCCTTGCGTGCTGATGACGTTCCGCTGTCGTAAGAGTCGCCCATATTCACCCAGCACGTGCCATCCGGCCGGAGCACGCGACGCACCTCGCGGAACACGCCCACCATCGCGGCCAGGTATTCGTCCGGCGTGGCCTCCAGCCCAAGCTGGCGGTCGATGCGACGCGCACCGCACGGGCATAGGTTTACGAGACGCGCAGTAGCCTTCGCCCAGTTCCCGCGCGGATCGTTCGATACTTTCTGCCATGTTCCGCTGGTTAGAACGTCAGTGTGGTCTGTTGAGACGCAGCATTGGTCGCACTCGGCACGAACAGATGACGGCGTTAACCATCTTGTACGGCACAATCTCCCGCATTTCCGACACTGCCGACAGATCGGCGGCACAGGGTCGCGGTCGTTAAATGCCAGGGCATGATCGCACGCCGCATCCCCTCCTTCCCACTGCGCGGTGCCGTAATCGCGCAAATTCCAGTAAGGGGGGGACGTGCAAACCATGTGCACGCTGTTGGCGGCCAGGGTTGGCAGCACGTCCCGGCAATCACCCGTGAGGAGCGTTATCGTCATCCGGCGGCCTCGGCCCACGAGCCGCCAGCAGCAGCGCCAGCACCGTGGTCAGCGACAACTCCAGCACCTCGCGCGCCTGGCCAGTCACGCCGGCATCGAGGCAGGCCCCGAGCTTCTGCTGTCCGGTCAGCACCAGATACCCACAGCCGATCGCGGCAGAGCCCGCCGCGCCCACCATCACCAGGATGATGACTGCCATGAGCCAGAAGCACGCCCGCAGCATGTCGAACGGAGGACGCGGCATGGGAGATGGGCATCAAGCAGCCTCGACCTTCATTGCTTGTCCCTTTGCAACAGGCAACTCTCAACGATCTTGGTCAGCATCGCATTGCGCACCGCGGTGTTGTGCTGAAATACCCACGCAGCGACGCCGAGGAACACGATGTTCAGCAGCACCAGCAGCAGGAACGCGGGCGGCAGCGCGCGTATCAGCTTCTCGCTGACCGAGGCCAGCAGCCCGGTGCCGTTGGCCGCGTCGGTCACGTGGCCACCTCGATGTCGAGCGTCTCAAGCCACAGCGCGTGCGCCTGGGTGATCGCGTGCCTGCGCAGTTCGGCCTGAGTCTCGACCGACACCTCTGCGTGGTAGACCACATGCGTCTGCACCAGCGCCGCGAAGATCGGCGCGGCAAGCAAGCTGATATGCTCGGCAAGCTCGCGGTTCACGCAGCCACCTCGATCACGTGGTAACGGCTCGCGTCATTCACCGCGTATCCGGCACCCCGCCGGTTTCGGATCACCCGCTGGTGCGGCGGCTGATTGAGCCATTGGTCGAACACGGTGATCGACCCGTCCGCGTGCTGAGCCAGCAGCACCGCGGCGTGGCAACTCTGGTCTGTGCGGTTGCCATAGCGGCCGCTACCATCGAACGTGGCAATAACGGTGCCGCGCTCCAGGCTGTTGTCCTGCACCGGGTCGCCGCGGCGCCAGTGAGTTGTTGGTGGCAGGCTGCTCAGAGCGCGGACCAGCGCCACGCAGTGCCCATCGCCGTATGGCTCAGCGTGGTAATGATCCGGGAGGGATGCTATGTGCGGCATTATGCCAGCTGTTGAGACCATGTTCTGCGCGTTCTGGGTCGGCCTGATGCTGGTCGTGCTCATGTGGCCATGAAGCAAGAGCGGCCAACCTTCCGGCCAATCTGGCTCGTCTGCCGATGCGGCCACGCCTGGGACGATTGGCAGCCGTGCAATGTCCCTATCCTGGCGTGGGTCGGCTATGTCCGTGCCGCTTACTATTGCCCCAAATGCGGGGCAGGCCCCGACAATGTACTGATACGGTTGGAACCATTGCCATGACTGGCGAGCTACTATCGAGCGTATGAGTTATTCCACGTCAAGAAGTTGTTGCCGGTGCCCAGCAGCGCGTCCATCTGCGCAGCATAGTTGGCCAGCACCGTGCTGATCTCTGCCGGGATGGCATCGACGCCGGCCGCCCGCGCCGCGGCCAGCGCACACAGTCCAGCGTAGACGCCACCCTCATAGTCTCCGCACGCGGCCAACTCGGTGGGAAAGCCGGTCTCCCCGAGGATGGCCTTGTTGGCGGTCCAGCATTCCTTCCACGACGCAAACCAGGTTTCGCCGTTGGCGTTCGGCCGCAGCTGGAGGAAATACGGGCACACATGCTTCAGCGGCCAGTCCACGTTGTTGGTGCGCGCGATCAGGTGCTTCGCCACGAAGGCAGCGATCGGCGCCAGCTGCGGATGCAACGTGGCGCCCCACGCCACCGCCTGGGCAAAGAAGCTGCTCTGCCACGGATGCTGCGAGGTGCTGGCGGGATACCAGCCAGCCGGCCCAGCGCTGTCATAGCCGGGCAGCCCCACGTCGATACAGGACAGCGGGTCGCGGAGCGTGCGGGGCTCGTTGATGATCGTGGTCAACCCCTTGACACACTGGTCGTCCAACATCTGCTGCATGACACGCTGCGGCAGCAGCCACGACGGCACTTCGGTGGGTGTGACCTTGGCAGCCAGCGCAATGGTGCGCAGGTTCCACGCCATGCAGCGGGTCTGGCCTGATCCTGGCATAGCCCACACGTTGTCGCTGCTGCGCGGTGCCTCCAGGAACGCGAACAGGGACTGGCACTGCAGCACCTCGAGGAAATACGGATCGCCAGTCAGCAGGAACGGCAGCGCCGCCAGCGCCGGCTGATGCGCGCTATCCAGCGTGATGCCGCTGCCCGGCGGTGTGGGATAAATGTACGGGTTGGTGTTGGGGTTCCAATACAAGCTGGCCTGCCGGTAGGTGTTCATGATGTCCAGCAGCGCACCAGTGGACACGTCGCGGTACCACCACGGCATGGTGCCACCGGCTTCGCCCTGCGCTAACACACCAGCGAGCATGTCGGGACTGCGCGTGCACAGGTATTCGGCCTGCCAGTCGGTGACAATGCCAATGTCGGCACGACCGCCGGTCTGGGGCATCTCGGCGGTCAGCCCGGCGGTGCTCATCGGCGTGTAGGTTGGGATGCCAAGATGGCTTGCGGTGCCACAGTTGATCGCTGCATCCAGCTTGGGAAGCAGGTTGCGAGCCACCAGGTCGTCAACGTCAGCCATCGGCAGCGGCCACGGGCCGGACTGCCAGCGCCAGCGTGCGTTCCACCAGTGCGCCGGGAGTTCGACGGTGTGGAGTGTACCTGCGTCATCGGTTATCGTTGCAGTGTAGGCGCCGAGGTTGGCGGGCGTGGTGGACAGCGGATCGCCGTGCTCGAATACGACGCAGGCCCAACCGTCGATGCGGCGGAAGTCGACGCGGAAGTTGAGCAGGTCCGGGTGCGTGACGCGCTTGCACGACATGATGAAGCGGCCGTCTGGGTCCATGTAGTCGCCGATGTCGGTGGCTGTGGCCTCGTCGTATGTGTAGTTGGTGCCGGCGATGGTGACGGCCGCGCGCATCGTGCCTTCTGGCGGCTCTGGATTGATCGGCGGTTCGACCGGTTCGGCGTTCTCCAGCGCGGCGATGCGGGCATTAAGGTCGGCGATGGCCTGCTGCACGGCATCGAAGCCAGCCAGCGTCTGGTCGAAACCCTTAGTGGTTTGATCGGCCAGCGCAGCGACGCGGGCGGCGAGCGCATCGAGCTGCGCCTGCATGCCCTGCAGCGCAGCCGCGGCATTGTGCTCGAGGTCGTCTAGCTCGTCCTGCGTGGGGACAGAGACTGGCACCATTTACCTCTTGCGTGACGGTGTGATAGTGTGTATATGCGCTGACATGACAACACGACCACAGACGATTGAGATGACGGAGCGGGCGTTGGCTGCGCGCATCCGTCGCAAGCTTGCCCAGGAGATGCAGAGCCTTCACTGGGACCGGTCCGGCCAACTTGGCTGGTATATCGTCAACGACCGCATCAACGGCATCGTGGCCCAAGGCTGCGATCTAGTGGAACTGGCCAAGGAACTGGAGTGCATCCGCCCTTGGGAGCGCCTATCTAACGCCAGGAACTGACCTAAGCGGGCTGACGCGGTGTTCGAGCACCTCGCCAGCCCTGACCACCAAATGCAGAGGAGCTGCACCGATGGCTACCATGACCTTACGCTACTTCCGCTGCTTCTACGAGTGCAACGAGTGCACACGCGTTGGCAGCGAATGGACCTGCGAGCGCGTTACCATTGGTCCGGACTGGTGTCCGAACTGCGAACTGGAGGCTGAGCCATACGATGCGGTTGCGCTGTTCGATGAGTGCGAAGCCGATGAGGACGAGGACAACCCTGAACTTACCGACCTTGATCCTGACCGGCTGCGCGAGATGCACGAGGATCGGCTGGCATGCCTGCGCGAGATTGGCGGGGACGACTGAGCGATGACATACCAGTGCGATTGCTGCGGCCGGGAATGCACCCGCATCCATCAGTGTGTAACCTGTGGCACTGACACTTCAGCCTGCGACTTCTGTGCGGGCTATGACTGGGAAGCGTATGACGAGGACGCCGACCCGTTGCTGATGCCAGACGATCCGCAAGAGCGCGAGGACGAGGAACGGCGCCGTTACTTCGACCAGCACGACTGGAGGGTGAAGTGACACTTCCTCGGCCGCCCTGGTGGCTGTGGCTGATGCTGAGCGCCGCGTTCTTCGCCGCTGCGGTGCACCGGGTTGTGGTGATCTGGGAAGCAGGCGACTGGAGGGTGAAGTGATCAAAGCTACAGGCAAAGGGTTGACCGGACGCAACACGCTGTTCATCGGCCTGTCGCACGGCAACCTCGACAAGTTCCGCGACGGCCCGCTGGACAGCTACATCCTCATCGATGGCAAGGAACTCGGGCTGTCGCATGATGTGATGATCTTCTCGGGGCGCACCGAGGCCGATATGAGCGAGTTGCTGCTAAACCAACTCGTGCCTGGCGCCAAGGTGCACGTCAGCGAGCAGCCATGAGTGAAGAAGAGATGGCTGCGCAAATTGTGACAGCCGTGGAAACCGGGTTCCCTGGTGACCGCGCCATGCAGATCAAGCAGGTGGCATTGGCTGCGAGGACGATGCCGATATCGTTCACCAAGGTGTTCCTGCTGGCGTTGCGGACGCTGTCCGCCGACCTCGATGCAACTGAGGGCGAGTAGGGTTCCGTCCGCAAAGGGAGCTTATCGGACGGAACGGTTCCGTATCTGTTCCCTGACAAAATGACAGGCCAGAATGTCAGGTTTTTGCTTACCACGCCTTATGCATAGCCGCCACATTTCAGTCGTTCTTCGCATACTCGGTCCAGGCGAGGCGCAGGCGACGCCAGAGCCGCCGGCATTGAAACGCCACGCGGCATGCGGTGTTCATTCGCTCGGCAGCGGCGCATCGAGCGCGCGTATTATCATGTTAGTTGCCGACTCGGCCATGTAGGCGTCGCTGAACGCCATGAGGTCATCGAAGATGCGTTGCCATTCCTTGGCGTCACTCTTGCCGTCTAATCGTTCCAGCACGTAAGCAACACCACAGGCGAATGCGGTTTTGCCGCGCGGCGAGTCGAGAAACAGGTTGTTGTTGAGTTCATTGGCCAATGCCTTGCGCCATGCGGCGTCGACGCTATTGGGGCGCTTGCGAGGCACGTTCATTCGCTCGGCAGCGGCGCATCGAGCAGGTTGGCTGGCACGTTGGCGGGCTCTGCGTCGATGGTTGTTGGCGATTGTTGCTGAGCCAGCAAGATTTCCTCGCTGACCAGCTTGGCGGCGAGCAGGTGCAGCGCGATCGGCGAGCCGTCTGAGTTCTGCACCGTGGTGGGCAGGATTTTGCTGAGCAGGCCCATGAACGCTACTGGGTTCTCGATGGCTTGTCGGGACAGATAACGCGGACCGCCGACGTCGTCTAACGCCTCGAGGATCATGGCGCGGATATCTGCATTGATTTTGTTGAGCGTGCCTTTTTGTCGGCCGCCGCCATTTCTACCTGTTGCAGTTGGCGCTACAATAGTCAGCATATCAACGACTTGGCGGATTGGCCTGGCGTTGAGCGCGGGTCATTTTGTTGCGCTGCACACCTTGCTTGGTTGGTTTCACCGAGCCGGCTTTGAGGTTCCCGGCCTTTTGCATGGCGCTGACGGCGATGGGCCACGCGCTGCTTTTCGGCACGCCTCGGCTTTGGATACGACTTACGGATTTGTCTAACAGTCCGGGCATATCAGTTTTCCTGTTATGGCTATCGTGTCGAGTTGGGACGGATAGCCGTCCTGGAAGGCGATAAGCGCTTCGATGAGTTGGTTTCCGCCGGGGATGTGATGGATCGCCATCAACACCTCTAGTTGCTCGATGGCGGCTTCGATGGTGGAGATTTTGCCGGCTTCCCAGCGTGCGTGTGTGTCGACGAGTGTTGCGATGAGGTCGGCGTCGTCCATCACTCTGTCCTGGGTTGGATGGCGTTGAGTTGGACGGCGACTTCGCGGAGGTGTCCGAGCATCATGACGGCGACGGTGGCCATATCGTGGCCGACCTGGGTGACGATTGCTGGCATGCCCGCCAGCGGGCCCAGGGCGAGGCTACACGGCGTTCCTGGCTTCCAGGCATGTTCGGGAGCGGAAACCGCCTTGGCGGCGTGTAGCGCGCTCCTGACGGCCTCTACGACGGTGTCTGAGCAGGTGGCTGGTTTGTCGTTGAAGCTGACCAGCGAATAGACGCCTGGGGCGTAGCGGACTGGGTTCCATGGTTTCGTGAGGTCGAGGCGGACGAACAGATACCGCGGGAATGCCGGGACGGTGTGCCAGGTTCGGTCGGCCCAGCGGACGGTGATGAGCGGGAGGTAGACGTGGAAGCCGCGGCGGTGGAGTTCGGCGTGGGCGCGGCGCTCGGCTCTGGGATGGGTTGCGGCGACGCACCATGGGGGACGGCTACCGCAGGGCGCTTGGCAACGATCGTAGGCTGTCGCCGCGGCCTGTTGGTCGGCATCTAACCGGGTGTGGAGTGGGGCGTCAAGCATCGGGATCGTCAGGCCCCGTAGCGCCGGAGGTAGCTGCTGGCCCGGCTGCGTTGCTCCATCGTCGAGCCGGCCAGGGCAGCGGCGATCTGGACCTGGACGTTGTGTTCGGGTTCCTGCGGCTGCAGCGGGTTGGTGATCTCGGGCTCGTGGAGGTCGTGGTATCTGGCTGCCGAGGTGGCCAGCCGCTGGGCGATGCTGGTGATGACCGCGACGCCGACGCGGGGGCCCACGGGTTCGTCCGGCTCGGGCAGGGCGGCACTGATGGCGACGGTGTGGATTGCCTTGGCGGCGGCGCGTCTGGCTCTGACCAGCGGCAGCGCACTACCTGCGGTTGGGTTATCGAACCACTCGTCGGTGGGCACTGGCGGCGGGGTTCCGTTGGTCTCCGCAGCCGCTGGCGGCGCGCTTGCCCCGCAAGGAGGCAAAAGCGTGTCGCCTTGGTCGGCTGCCGGTGCTGCCTCTGCCTCGCCTAGGTTCTTTTTCAGGTTCTTTACAGGTTTGGGTATCGAATTTGAACCAGTTGGAGGGGTGTTTTTGAACCGGTCGGAAGCGGTTTTTGAACCGGTTGCTGGTTCAGATTTAGACCGGCTCTGGTTCATATGTGAACTCGTGGCTGGTTCAGATTTAGACCGGTAGCTGGTTTTATTCTGAACCGGTTCAGCGGGCCGTTCGACGTGGTAGACGTGCCCTTGGCCACGCTTCTCGATGCGGATCAGGCCGAGGCGATCGAGCGCATGCACAACCGCAAGTATTGTCGGCCGAGCCAGTCCAGTATCGATCATGAGTTGCGAAAATGACGGCCAGCAGAACCGCTTGCCGTTGGCCCGATCGGCCAGTACCACCAGTACCAGCCGCTGCGGCGCGGTCAGCTTCCGTGCCCGGCCCTGATCGAGGGCCCACGCGAATGCTGGCGCGCTCATGCCGCCGCCCTCCAGTTCTGGATGCTGACCACGTAGACGCCCCGCTGGGCGCACCAGCCGCGGGTCTCGGTGACCACGCCGGCCTCGGCCAGCATCCGGCGCAGGTGCCGGTACGCCTCGCTCTCGTTGATGCCGAGCAGCCGGGCCAGGCAGATGCCCTTGGGCAACCGCTGCCCGGCCCGCAGTCCGGGCAGGATCAGCGCCGCCAGCCGAGCGCGGTGCGCCAAGCCCTGGGCGCGGGAACGACGAATTGTCTGTGACATAGGCACAACTCCGGTGTTGCGGCCGGAGGCGCTTTGTGCGAGAAGGGGATTGCACATCTCCTTTCTCGCTCGGGTGCCTCCGAGCCGTTGGTTACACTTCAGTATCGGCGCCCTGGCAGGCGCCGTTGCTGTTTCTAACCCCTGGGCGTGAGTCGGCGCAACGGTCATCAGTGCAACGCCTGCTGATCGCCACGTAGCAACTCGTCCGTCTTTCTGAGTTCCGCCACATAAGCCTCGGTATCAAGGCCCAGGAGCCAGATCGAAACCTCCATCCGCATATCAATCTCCAGCGACCAGTACCACGCGTCGAAAGCAGCCTGAGCGGTCTTCGGCTTCCCGACGGCGGCAAGGTTCTCCGCAATGCGCGCTTTGGCCTCCTTGCGCCCCTGCTGCTCCGCCACAGTGCGGTGAAGGGCGCGAACCTGCTCCTCTGCCCCCGGCACACCTGCGGCGCGTTCTAGCGCACGCTGGTTGTTGTCTAGCCCTAGCTTCTCGGCCTCTTGCTGTGCTGACTTCGTCAGGTTCTCGGCGATATAGACAGCACGCGCAGCCGTCGTCCGGGGAATGTTAAGCACCTGCGCCGCAGCCCGTATGCTCCCGGCGCCTACCGGCCTGCCCTTGGATTTCGGCCCAACGTTGGTCCGAATATCTCTTTGATTACGCTTGAGTTTTTTGGCCGCTAACCTCACCCATTTACCGACCGCAACATTCCTCTGCATTGCGGTAAGCTCTCTTCGATGTAGATTTTCAGCGACCTCCCAAAGGTCAGCATCGAACCCATCCGTCACCAAGTTCGCTTCAATCTCACCCCATCCCAATCGGCGACAGGCTTCCAAGCGGTGCCGACCAGCGACCAGTAGGTATTTCCCAGCACTGCGCGCAGGCATCACTGATATCGGCGTCTTTAGGCCGATAAGTTCGATGCTGGCGGTAATCTCCTTAATCGCTTGTTTGTTGCCAGGACGATGGCCAGGACCAATGGTAATAGCGTCGATCGCGATAAGCATCCCGCGTCCCCCTCACTTCACTGCCGGCAGGCCGTGCGGGTCATCCCACTTGAATCGTATGCTTGTCTGGCCAGTGCTCCACGCGTTCCATCCCTGGATGATCCAGGCACAGTGCTGTGTCTGCGTCAGGTATTGATGCACCTTGCGGTTCCTCTTGGTCCTGACCTGCTCATCGAAATGATCGCGCAACTTGAAGATCGGGCTGTTGGCCTTGATGTCGTCGCCCTTGACGAGGCGGTCCCAGAACTCGTCGACAGAGAGGGCGCGGCGCGATTCCAGCGCGATCAGCCGGTAGGCGAGGGCGGCGGAAGAAAGGATGACCTGCTTCTTGCCACGCAATCTCATGGCCGCCATCAACGCACGGTGCGTGATGTCGTCCGCAAGCTCGCGCCCGGCAAGGAACACAGCCTCGTCGTCCGGCATGGCGCCGGAATGCTCGACACGATGGCGCAGCCGAACAACGGCAGCGATAGCCGCTGACCAACGAATGCCATCGAGATCGAGGAATTGCCCAGCTGTTCGTCTGAGCCCGACATCCATCGCCGGGAAAGCGGCGGCATCGACGCCGAACTTCACATCCATCGTGACCGCGACGCCGGTTTCCTTGATTGCCGTCAGCCGGTGCTGTCCATCACGCAGATCACCGTCCCAGTCGAAAATCACCCTCGCGATGTCGCCGTGGAAACGATCATCCAACAGCACGACCTTCAACTTCTCGACCCACGGGCGAGAGATTTTGCGGTTCTTCTTAAACCGCAGGAACAGCATGGCCTCAGCAATCTTCGCATCGACCAGCATCTCCACGGTCGTGGCAACCCTGCCGTGCTGCCTGATGAACGCACGAAGCTGGGCAAGTTCCTTCGCGAGGTGTGTCGGGTCAACGCGAGCCTCGAGCCCGATCGCCAACGGCGCCAACGGCTGCCGGCGCAGAACTTCCCGCGCTTGCTGCCCAGTCAACACAGGATTTCCTACCATCGATCAGCACCCCAGATCCGGCCAATGGACAATCTTCTCGACCCAACGTAGCGCCATAGGATCGGCATCTCGTTCGACGCTCGCTGAGAAACTACGGAGAAACTCATCAAGCGGACGCACCACAAGTTCCACTTCATTAGCACCGCCGGCATACGCCGCCGGAGAAGCAATGATGATCAGATCATCAGCGAAACAGACCTTGTCCCCACCACCAGGGGTGCCGAACCGGTTGATCAGGGCCAGCGCGCGTCGCTGTTTCTGGTTCTCGACGCCTTCAAAGAACCAATGGCTGTCGCCCCAATCGCTCGGCGCGTAGATGTCAGATGCTATGCTCATCTGATCGCTCCCACCCCGAGGGCGAGCACGGCCAGTGCGGTGAGCGCCATCACCATCGCCCAGACGCCGACAAACCAGAGCAGCGGGCGGATCATGCGGCCACACTCGCCCGCAGCGGTACGCACGCCTCGCGCAACTGCGCCTCCACCTCGGGCACGCTGCGGCACAGCATCACCGGCGCATCGCAGTATTCCAGCTTGCGGTGGCACGCCCGCTGCGCCGCGGACAGGCAGCCGCCCTTCGGCCGCTTCAACTCAATGAAGTAGATACGCCCGCGGTAGACCACCTCGATGTCGGGCCAACCGGTCTGGTAGCCGCTGCGTCGAAGCTCGATCTGCGCCCGCTTCGTGCGTTTGCCCTCGCCGGGGCTGTGGTGGGCGACGGCATCGGGCGGCAGCGCCCAGGCGAGATAGGCCATGGTCGCCGCCTGCAGGTCGGCCTCCTCATGCCGCCTGGCCGGCGGATCGGGCAGCAAGCTGGCGGTGACAACCGCGCTCATGGCGCCCACGACCCGCGGCCGGAGTACACCACCTTGTGGTGGCCGGCGCACCAGACGCCGCCCGGCCGGTCCACCGGCTCGGTGCACCACACCCACGGCTTGCGGTCATTGCAGATCCATTGGCAATGCCGCGCCTCGGGGGCTGGCTCCGGTGGCGGGCTGAGGGTCGGCAGCGCGCCAATGTGGCGGCGCCTGATCCCGGCCACCTGGCCAACCGTCAGCCCGAGCGCGGCGCCCGCGCTGGCATAGCTGTGCCCCTGGACCAGCGAGGCCCGCACCCGTTCGACCAACTCGGGGGGGACCGGGATCATTCAGCAGCCATCCTCACGACGCGCATCCCGCGCGGCCGAACGGGTCAGCCTGGTCGCAAGCCACAGCTTGATCCCGGCCAGCCATCGTCTGAGCCACCGCATCGCGTCGCCTCGCTTCGGAGAGTAGCCTTTCGGTCTCAGCAATCTCGGCCTGCAGGCGCTCGATGCGGAGCAACAGCAACCGCTCGCGCTCGGCCCGCAGCCGGGCAGCCTCCTCCTCACGCACGACCGCATGCGCCTCGCCATACCAAAGCGAGTAAGCACGGCGCCGGCCTAACCGCAGCACCTCGGCGGCACGTCCCAAGCGGCTTTTGGCGTTGTCGTGGGGGCGGATCGGTTCAGCAGCAAGCCGTAGGATCTGCTGCATTTCCTCTAGGATGGCGTTGTTAGCCTCTACCAAGACACCACCGCATCGATATGGTCGAATAGCGCTATGCTGCAGCGCATCAGGACTACTCCGCACCGGCGGGTTCGAAGAAGTCGTTCGGTGTCACCAGGCCATGGGTCGCGGCGGCGATGCGGACCATGATCGCCGGCCTCGGTATCCGATCGGCATTAAGGTATCGGTGTACCGCCTGGACGGTCACGCCGATCTCAGCCGCGAACCGTGCGACCGAGATATCGTGCTCATCGAGGTATTGCCCCAACTCCATCCCGACAGGCTAACCAGCATGGTTATGCCATGTCTAGTCCCTAATTTCCCCAATGCGGCGCTGGCGGCCGAATCGCTGCCGCGCCCACTATCGGCCATGCACAACCGCATTAGGGAGTTGCGGGAGAAGCGCGGCCTCTCTTTGCAACAGGTTGCCGAAGGCGCCGGCACGACGTTTCAGCAAATCCATAAGCTGGAACTAGGAAAACGCCGACTCACCGACGAATGGATGCGCCGGCTCGCGCCTGTGTTAGGCGTTCACCCGGCGGCGTTGCTGCTCGAGTTCTCGGAGGGCCAGCACAGTCTCAACGAGAGCGTCGATGAGGTTCTCCTGCTCGAGGCCTGGCGGATGAGCGACGCCGCCAAGCGCTGGCAGGTTATCGATGTGCTGTTCCCAGGCCAGCGGCGCTCCGCCGGGCGCGGCGTCCCCAACAACCATAAAAAGCTGAAGGCTTAACTGCCGCCGGTCGCGCTGTCTTAAGGGCATCATAGGACACTCCCACCACAAAATAGCCAACCCGGCGAAAATATCCCTTGCCATTCACCTAACCAATGTGGTGAAGTTCTGCCGTCACGAGATGACGGACGGTGGCGATGAGCGTGATTAGCGGCTTCGGAACGGGACGGCACCACGATGACGACCTCCCCCTAGTTGCCGACGGCATTAACAGAACGGTAATGCCTCGCTTGGTTTTGGCAACCAGCAATTGTCCAGGCCCACCCCGTTATATCGCCGTTACATCACGATCAACCGCCGCAAAAACCCGTGATCGCGGGCTGATACGAGAACCTGTTACCACACCAGCGTTCGGCGTCGGCTCTCCCAAAACCCCTGAAAAAACTGAGGAGCCGCATGCCGCGTCCACCTTCCTTGAACGAATTCTGGCGTGTGCTCGACCGCACCGAACGGCGCCTGAGCGCCGTACTGGAGATCCCACGGATCCCCCGTCGGGTCCGGGCACATCTGGCGGCCATACAGGCCGATCTGGTCGCGATACTGGTCCGCAACGGACGCCGCATCTCTCCTGAAGGAGACTGAAATGGATAACGCCGACGCCGATCAGGACCGCGTCGCCGCCATCGTCGCGGAAATGCGCGCGGCCGAACTGCGGCTTGCGCTGCAGCATGCCGTCGCCGGCGCGTCGCACTGGCGCCTCCAGGCCGCCGTGCTGCTCGATGAAATCGCCAGCTGCGAACTCCCACCCCTCCCACAGGAACCCAGCTATGAGTGACGATGCCAGCCTGCTGACCAACGCCGCCGCGCTGCTGGAGCGCTACCGCGTCGAGGCCCAGGAGTTGGACGCCGAGATCGCCCAGCGCCAGGAGCGTCTGAGCGTGCTGCGCGAGGTGATCGAGGTTCTCACCGGCAAGCCCCGCACCCGCCGCGGGCGCGCGCCAGCGCCGCCGAAGCTGGTGGAAGCCCATATGTTCGACCAGTTCGGCGTCGCCAGCCAGCTGACGGTCGCCGGCGTCGTCAGCCAGTCCGAGCCCGGAGACGCGGCATGAGCGACCGGCCTAACATCCCGCCGCCAGACGAGTTGGCCGCCGTGCGCGCCGAACTGAAGCGCCTGGAAACCCGTGAGGCCGAGCTACGCGCCCTGCTCCTGGCCGAGCCCGACGTGCGCACCGGCGCCAACTGGGTCGCCGAGGTCCGCACCGTCACCCAGGAGCGCACCGACCTCAAAGAGCTTCGCGCCTGCTATCCAGACATCGTCGCGGAGCAGACCTACCCGGTAGAGATCAAACGCATCGTGCTGATGGGGATCACCGAGGACGGGGAGGTCGTGTCAGCCCGCAAGTTCCGCCAGGAAACCAAGGAACCGGCGTGAAGACCGTTCTGGAACGCTTCTGGAGTAGGGTCAACCGTGGAGCACCAGATGAATGCTGGCCATGGACCGGCGGCAGCGATTGGGGCGGCTACGGCATTTTTTGGTTTAACGGAGTCAATACAACTGCCCACCGCGCATCTTACGAAATCTTCGTAGGAAAACCTCCGGCAACCCATTTTGTTTGCCACACCTGCGACAATCGCCGCTGTGTTAATCCGCGCCATTTATTCATCGGGACGCCAGGCGATAACATGAGAGACCGCGACGCCAAAGACCGGCAGGCCAAGGGCGAGCAATTCGCGCGGAGCGGCATCACTCCAGACACAGTCCGCATGATCCGCACATCATCGCTATCAGACACACAATTGGCGGCTAAGCTCGGAGTCACAAAAGGCGCCATCAACCATATCCGTCATGGCCGCAACTGGCGTCACGTAGAGGTATAAAATGGCCAACGAGGTGACTATCGCGCGATCAGGTATGCCATTCAATGAACTGGAACGCCTTGGTGAGTATATCGCCAAAAGCAGTCTGTTCGGCATCAGGACCAAAGAACAAGCCATTGTGCTGATGGCTATTGCTCAAGCCGAAGGCCGCCATCC